AGTCAAGATCATGAGAACTTCCGCTATCAAGAAAGCCGAACGGAAAGCTACAATGAAGAGATAGCAAGGTTATTGAAGCGATAAAAAAACATTGACCAAAGCTAACAACGTCTGCTAAAATCCGATTTGGATAATAGCAGGCGTTTTTTTAATTTTGCAGGGTAAAACCCAATATTATTATGCAGACCTATACTCTACAGCGAAGAGAACGACTAAAGCAGCGTAATGAGTGCGTACGCAAGCTCTTTGATACCCTTAGCAAACGCTACCCACAATGGCGAGCAGAGGCTATTATAGCAGAAGTAGCCACACAGATGTACCTTTCCCCTCGTACAGTGGAGGCAATAGTCTTCTATGAGGGAATCTATGCAGAAAAATAATTGAAGAAAGTTTTGGTAGTTTAAAAAATAGTTGTACTTTTGCAATGTCGATTCTGCGGATTCGGCGATACCAACGCCTATGTTAAGATTTATCTTTTCATAGGCGTTCGGGTTTATTGTAGGAACTCTATTTTTTCTAACTCTCCACCTCTTTTTAATATCCATACTTCACTTATCTGTTTCCCATCTTTAATACTAAATTTAATGAGTTTTTTAAGGTGTCCAATAGTATAAAGTTGCTCATCATAGTCTACCACAATACAATCAGACTGTTTTAACCCTCTTTTTATCATATTTGACACACTCTTTGTCGAATTGTTATGTCCTTCGTGCTCATAGAACTTATTTCCTACTTTAAAGTCGGGACATTTACCCCAATAAGGGGTTCCTTGCAAATCGGCATAAAGTTGCTGATAGAGTTCGTTTCGTAGGGGTGAATTAAACCTTGGTAGTATCATTGTTTCTTTTCCTTGCTTAGCGAAAAAGTCGCAACATTTATATACACGCTCATAGTCCAACCCCTCCATATTTACAAGGTTAGAAATAGTAATCTTTCCTCCATTAGGGTATTCTTTTACCACCTTCTCAATATAGTTTTCTCCGAGCTTTTCCAATCGTTTTTCCACCTGCTTTTCTACTTCCTTAACGACTTTTTCGCTCATTCCTTTGGCGTATGGTATCACGGAAAAGATCTCCCCCGAAAGAGCAGGGTTATTAGCAAAGGCTTCTTTTATGGGAACCTCTTCTGTACGTACTCCTTCTGTTACTGGAGTAGCAGTAGGCTCTACATAGCAACGACAGCCCCAATCATTAGGAGGTAGGTGTGTTTGCCAAAAAGCATGCTCCACAGGTAGCGTAAGCCCGTCCCAGGCACGGTGTGTTTCACGAGTTCGCTCATCGTGTACCGCGTGATAAGTAAGGTTAGGGTATATGCGCTTATTGGCTATATACTCCTCGTACTTTTGTGCAGAGAGGGCATTAGCTACTGTTTGGTTGTACTCGGTTTGTAGCCAACGCTTGTTGTAAAGCGTGTCAAGCTTTTCGGCTTCCTTTTTAAACTCACTCCATGGGAGTACACGCCCATCCTTGGTAAGGGCTTGTTCTATCTGCCGCTTGAAGCTCGTTTCTTTGAAAGCCGAAAAAGTAGCTATGTTGTGCTTGAGGCTACTAACCAAATCGGGGTTTGCTTGTTCTATGTTGGAATTATAGCCCATTTCTACTGCTTTAGAGAGGTACCTATAATAATACCTCCATAGCTTTTCCGATAGGGGTTCGCTAACACCTCTTTCTTGGAAAACCATACGAATATACTCCTCAATAAGCCTACTCAAGTCGTTGTCTTCCTTGCTGAGCTTTATAGGCTCGTGCTTGGGGCAACAATGGGTGTGATAGTGTAACTTGAGTAGGCTTAGGCTTTTTTTGACTCACCCTCACTACTTCCTCCAAAGGTAGAGGTAGGCATACTTTCTATTTCCACTCCATAGGTACGCTCTATATAGTCTTGGGTAAGGATATAGCCACGCCCTAAGAGGACCCCGTCTATAGTGATTTGCTTGTTAGGGTCTGTGGTTTTTTCTACGGCTATTTTGGCATTGTCGGGTATAGAGTAGCCAATGGCACGCATAGCGGGCAAAAGTTGGTTATTGAGGAAAGCTAACATCTTCTTTTCATCAGCATAGACAACCTCCTCCAAAGTGTTCTCGTGTACCGTGCCTTGTGCCTTGCTACTGCCATTTTCGGTAGTCATTGTTTGGTGAAGTACGAGTTTGGAGAGTTCTTTGTCTAAGGCTTCAATTTTGCGGTAAAACACTTGGAAAGCATCGGCTTTGCTGTTCTCCTTAATATCTACTTCAGTGCCAATAGGAAAAACGCCATACGAAGCTGAACCCATTTCCTCCAACCACTGGGCAACTTCCTCTTTTACACTATCACTTTGTGAAGCAATTTTAGCAATACGTATAGGGATACCAAACAGTTCCTCGAACTCGTCCCACGAACCCCACGAATGGCGCTTGAGTATCGCATAAGGAGTCGCTTTTTCGAGTAACCCCGAATGCTTGTAGAATTGTGCTACTAATACTACCTCTTGCACATCTCGTAGGTCTATGCCAGTGGTAGCATCATAGTCCTTGAGCAGTACGTGCTTTTCGGGGATTACCAAGCCCCTATCAATAAGCTCTACGGCTTTGATTTCGCCCTTAGTTACCTCTTTGAGCCATATAGGAGAATGCCCGTGATAGATGCTTTGGTGAGCAAACTCGATCACGTCCTCAAACCATTGTTTATCCTTGATATACTCGGTTAGGGTATCGTCCTTAATCTCATCGACAGCGATAATGTAGTCCTTATTGGTAGTTCGTAGGGTACGGTTTTCAGTGATACCAGTAAGGTGTCCGTCGAGGAGTACATCTTGGTATACCTCCTCCAATGGGTAAGTACGTGGGTAGTCCACACTATAGCGGGCATAACGTGCCGAGTGCCAATGGTTGAGTTCGGTACGCCATAGCCTGCGTTGTCTTTTGATGATATCCACCATCAGATTGGTTACCTGCTGAATGTTTTGGGTTGTATTTTTGCCCAAATGTACCTTCTTATTAAGTACATTACCACTAAGGGTGACACTCTTTTCTATACGTTGTTTATGGGATTGCTTTGCCATTATTTTAATTGATTGAATAAACGGTCTATTTCCTTTTTGACATTGTTGAATAAGGTTTTGGAGTCGCCTATAAATTGGCGTTTAGGCATACCTTTTAGGCCCTCGTTGTGTCTTAGCGCATACTCCTTATGGGTGTAGAAGGTAACCTGCATTTTCTCCATACGTGCCATAAATGAGTGTCGTAGCTTGTTGCCTCCTGAGTTGTATCCTGTAAGGATAGCACGTCCTTGGTTACGCTTACCAAAGGGAGTAAGGGTACCTTTTTTGCCTACCCTATCCGAACGGTAACGAGTAAGGTCTCGCCCTCGTGTATCAGTAGTTTTGCGAGGTTGCCACTTCTGTAAGCCCTCATCATTAAACCCCTCATCTTGGAAGTTCTTTTGAATAAACTTAAGTCCCTCTGTTTTAAGCACAATAGGGATATCCTCTTTCACTAATTGTGCGAGGGCTTCAAGCTTTTTGCGGAGTTCTTGTAAATTGTTATTAGACATAATCACCAATGATTTTTATAGGTTTTTCGCCCTCCGAGCTTCATAAAAGGGGTGGGTGTATCAGGGTTGCCGTCACCATCAGTGTCTCTCAGACGTTTGGGGAGGGCGACTTCTATCTCGCCTTTGGCTATTTTCTCAAGCCATAGTATAGCCTCATCATAACGGAGCTTTGCCACTTGGTTGAGGTTTTTAGTTCTCCTTATATAGATCTCGTGGATAACAATATCCTTGAGGTACTTGAGCAGTATCTTGCTGCGCTCATCTCCCTCTTTGTCAAAGATAGCTTCGGTATCGTAATACTTGTACAAGTAAGAAGCTATTAGGTCTATGCTTTCGGCAATGATTTCGGTTACTATCTGCTCGTCGCCTTGGGTGATAAGGTCTATTACCTCTTTAGTGGCTACGGTTTTGAGTTCTTCTTTGGTTAAATACACGTTACTAATGATTAGTTGTTAATGATTAATGGCTTGCGATTTGCAATCTTCTACCCGTATAGGGGTAGGGTGTTTGCCTATAAATGCGGGTGGAGAAAGTTATGCGATAGCTCATAATGCCGTCATCACTTAAGCGCAATTCCTCCTCTCGCACCTGCTGTACGGGTTTGAACTGCTCGCCTTGTAGGAATTGTATGGTATCGGTGATTTTGTCCAATATATCCAGTTCCATAAGTCCCTCTTCGGGGTCAGCAGTGCCTAAGTGTTGGTCTGTCCAGCCGTCTTTGCAATAGAAGTCTATATGAAACTCACACTCGCCTTCTTGCATGTGCTGTGTCATCGTCTCGTATGTGATAGGCATTACCTGAATGAGAGCGGCTGTCCATATTTCGGGATAGCCGTTTTCGGGGTTATCAAACTGACCACGTTGCAGGTCTATCAACTCAATACCTTCAATGGTAGCAAGGGCTTGTTTTACTTTTACAAATAGTTCTTTTCTTGGAGTCATCAGCATATAATTTTAGAGAACAATAAGGTTATACGTTACGTCTTTTGTGCTTAGCAATAAAAGGTCGCCCGCTTTGTAAAGGGTTTTCGGAATAGCCAAAATACTGTTGGGCAAGGGTAATGGCACGCTCTAAGGTATCGGGGGCGTCATCATGTGAGGTAGTGCCTTTTTCAAAGGAAAGCACCTGCTTAATAAAAGCGTTGTAGTCACGTTCTGAACGCTTGGGAAGACTCTCGTCCCAGTACAAGATTTTGCGAAAGAGCGCATTGGTAATACCCGCCGAAATGCGATTGTGTTTGTCCCCCTCTTGATGCAAACCAATAGGGATATTAGGGCAAGCATTGTCCTCAGCACTCTGCATAATAATAGGGGTATAGACGGCTTTCTGCGCCATAGTAGCATCAAAGAATCCCATAGTGTTATAGCCTTTTTTGAGGTACTTCTTTACCCATTGGGCACGTACTTCCATAGCTGCATTAAGTTCACACCTTTGACAGAAGATTTCCAACACGTACAGCTTAATACCTTTGATGCCAATGAGTACCCCCGCTTTATAGTCGCCTGTAGCGGTGTAGGATAAGTCCCAATGGTCAAGCAATCCGTCCCATGCCTCATTATTTGCTATTCGTACTAAGGCAATGTCTTTCGCCTTAAAGAGCTTTCCCTCCTCAATAGGGTTGTTGAAATCTTCGCGCTGTGAGGTATAGTAGTCATCATTCATTAGGATACGAATAATATCCTCCTTAGTATCTCGCTCTTTCCACGATGGTTCCCACTCTACATCCATATAGTTCTCTCGGGTAATAGTAGCAAGGTTTGTAACTGAATCGTGCAGATGTGGGCTATCTTTCCACTTGTCATAGAGGTAGTCCAATATGCCGTCTTTGACGATATAGTTGTTATTGATGATAAGCCTTCCTCGCTTGCGGTGAAAAGCCTTCACCAAGTCGCCCGTTATCTTCTTACCGTACTTTTCTATCATATCGGGGCGTTTGGCACGGTCTAAGTCTTCTATATCATCCAAAATAGCCAAGTCGGGTCGATACATACCAAAACGTAACCCTCTGAAAGGTTGGTTAAGTCCCAACGCCTTAAAGTGCTTGCCGTCTGTAGTCTGAAAGTCACCATCCGACCAATCCCCATAAGAAAGTTGCAAGCCAAAGTCTTTGATAAACTTCTGATTGTTCTCCAAGTGTGCTTGCAAGTCGGATAGTAGTATTTTAGCCAAGCCCTCGTTAGCCCCTATAAGGATAGGAAAGAAGGTAAGATTATTCTGTTTGAGGTGACAAATATTGCCTACATTGGATTGTATGGACTTACCTGCACCCCTAAATTTCTTTCTGAATTGGCGTATAAACGGGTCCTTGTACAAACGAATATAGTCGTCTATATGAAACTTAGGTGTCTTTGCATCACCCAAGGGTAAACCGCTGTCTAAGCCAAAATAGTAATCGAAAAACTCACCATAATTTTCGGGTTTTAAAAGTCGCTTGATACGTGCTTCCTGTTCATCTGCTGTTTCCTTTTGGATAGCCTCATAGGTAAGCTCTCGTATCATTTTGGATTTGGCAAAGTAGCGTTCTTTGGCTTCTTTGAGTTCTGTTTTAGTCATCTCCTCGCTGTAATAATTCGGTTATATACATATCAAAGTAAGGGCGTATCTCTTTGATCGTGTTCATATAGGCTTCACGCTTTTTGCCCGTGCTTTGCCCTGCTTTCTCTAAGATAAAATTAGAGAAGCCGTCGAGGCTCTCCATCGTATATACTGCTATTTTATTATGGTCAGTAATGCGGTCAAAGGCGGCAACGATTTTAGTAATATCGTCTGCCTTATAGGGCAAGGGTTCACCCCGCTCAATAGCCTGTGCACACTTGAGGGTGAGTTTGCGAATACTGGAAGGTCTGAGTGTTTGTAGTTCTTTCTCATCGTCCCATTTGCCCTCCTCTCTCCACTTGCCAAGTGTCTTAATACCTATGCCTATCATTTCCGATATATTGGCAATGCTAAAACCCTTAGTAAAAAGTTCTTTACCTTGCGACCTTTTATAATCTGCCTCTACAGCTGTCAATCGTGCCATATCTATTGTAGTAATTCATTTATCTTGTTATTAATCTCGTCAAACTTTGCCACGTTGTTAGGGGCAAAATTCCCAACTCCTGCAGGGGTTTGTATGATAGCTGTTTTAAGCTCATTTAAAAGCTCGTTTAAAAGGCTTTTAAAATCTACTTCCCCGCGTTGTAAGTGTATGCCAGCTTTGTCTATGGTAAGCTGAGTGTCTTCTATTCGTAGGCTCACGCTCTCAATCTCACTATAAGCTACCACATAATAGCGGTTTTCGTCCTCCCCAATAGAAGCAATCAACACACTACTCCCTACCTTTGGGAAGAGGTAAAAACGCTCGGTGTTATCATTAATCACCGAAGCTAAACGCACAGTATATTGTAGCTCATCGTCTTTCACCTCACACGTGCCTTGCGCTTTGTCTACCGATAGCACCTCTACAGCTATAGTAGGTGTTTTTCGCTTGCCTAACTTACGAAGCCCCTCGGCTAATTCTCTATCTATACTCATAATCTTGCTCCTATGGTTATTTGTCGGCGAGCTCCATTGCGGCCAAAGGTAGTTTCTACCTTCTTAATGAAGTAGCGTTCGTCTATCTCTTTCAGTTCTTTATCAATAATATGTGCCTGCATACCACGTGTAGCAAAAGGGACTAAGAAGCTCGTTATAGAGCCGTCAAAGCCGTCATACTTTAGTTTTTCCATTTCTGCCCGTGCCATAGCCCGTAATTTAGCCTCATCACTTACCACAGAGGTGTGAAATGTTCTCAACTCACCATCGGGATCACCCTCCTCTACAGTTTTCTTTTTGTTGTTCTTATCTATGTAGGTATATCGTATTTTTAGCTTACGTTCGTCTTTGGTACGATATTCCAAGTCGTTCGCCACAATGTTGTAATTGAGGTCATAGCGTGCTGTTTGCCCTATATTAGTAAGCTCCGAAAGCCCTGCATATAGCTTGCCCTCATCGTTGATAAAGATACTTAGCCTAAATTCCTCTTTGAGTTTATCCAATACCTGCGTACCATTGGCATTACGAATGAGCCATTGGTCTAACTGCATTTGTGGTATATTATCAGCCAAGGAAATAGGTGTATCTTTCACTACCTCTTGCAATACTTCTTTAAGGCTTGTCTTTTGCCACGATTTGTTGATGTTTTTTCGCCTAAGCAAATACATGGCGTCTTCACATTCTATACTTACGGGAATGCTTGGCTTGACCTTCTTTACATAGCCTTCAAACTCTACTCCGCTATATACACCCTCATAGGCAAGGGTAACGCTGACCTTATCGCCTGCTTTGACAGCCTTTTCAGTATAGAGACTATCACCTCCTTTAGCTACTTTAAAGTGGGTAGGGAGTTCTATAGTACAGGTGTCAGCAAGTTCATCTACCGATTTGGTGATCTTCACGCTATGTACTGCCTTAAAGGTATAGTCACCTATCTTTATAATTGCCTGTAATACAAACATTAATATAAGTGTTTTAATTGTGTTCTCTTTTCATCTAATTCGGCATAGAAGTCCATATCTGACACTGCTTTGATGGTGTACTTCTGTATGCCCTCCTTGCCCTCCATAGCCTCAAAACTAATATCTTTTAGCACGATGTTACGAATATCAAAGAGGGTAAAGAGCTTATTGCCTATGATCTCCAAACTTTCGTTTTTCTCAAAGAGTCGGTTAAGGCCCTGCACTTGTGCCGTAGGGTATGAATTGGGATTGTTGGTGTCTATGCAAAGTCCCTTAATGATAATCTGCCAGTCTTCAGTAGCGATATACTCTTTTACTTTACCTCTTCGGTGTTTGCCTACTGTTGCTGTCTCTACAATGGTTTTAGTGAGTGAAAAACTCACCAAAGGTTCGTTTGGGAAAAGCGTTTGTACGCCTGCTTTATCAGCTACTTTTAGGGTCATAAAATACTGACTGCCGTTGCTACGTGCCTCACTGATATTCGAGAGGCTTGGTAGTACATATTTTGTTTTGTTATTAGCCCACCACGAAGGAAAGGCTGGGCCTACATAATCCAAAAAAGCCCGTGCGGTGAGTTCTTTGAGGTCAAATTCCATTATACTTCTTTGTTTTTCGTTGCAAAGTTCGTGGTATTGGGGGAAGTAGCGAAATTCTTATACAATGGTTGTACAAAACCAGTACAATGGTTGTACAGAATTAGTACAATGTTTGTATGCCGATTTTCCCCGCCGTAAAACCTGCAATACCTTTGCACCCGAATTGAGAAGATTAACCCAAAGATAGAAGCCAATGAAGCACCAATTTATCATCAATACCGAGAATGTTAATAGCTATGGATACCGTATCCTTACAGAAGGTATTGACTACCAACAATACATGCGCAACCCCGTAGTACTCTTTATGCACGAGCGAGATGGATATGGTAACAAGGGTAGTGAAGTCATTGGACGTTGTACCAAACTATACAAGGAGGGAACTACTCTTATAGCAGAAGTAGAGTTTGATGAGCAAGATGAATTTGCTAAGAAGATAGCAGGCAAAGTGGAGCGTGGCTATATACGTATGGCTTCAATGTTTGCCGAAATCAAAGAAGTATCTGCTGAACCACAACACCTTTTAGAAGGGCAAATCTATGAAACTGTAACCGCTTGTAAGCTTGTGGAAATCTCCATCGTTGATATAGGGGGAAACGACAATGCCCTCAAACTATCCAAAGACGGCAAGCCCTTTCAGCTTAAAAAAATAGTAACACATAATACAAATAATATGGATATTAAAGTGATAGCCCTTGCCTTGGGTATGGGCGACAATGTAAAAGAAGAGGCAGTACTTAGTGCCTTACATAACCTCAAAACAGCTAAAGAAAAAGCAGATGCCGAAATAGTAGCTTTGAAAAAGACTATTAACGAAACTCGTACTGCCGAAGCTACAACCTTGGTAGACAAAGCTGTGCAATTAGGACTTATCCCAGAAGTCCTCAAAGAAAGTCAGCTAAGGCAGTTTGAAGCAGATTTTGAAGGACAAAAAGCCGTACTCTCTAAGCGCGTAGCCGACAAAGAAGCCGAGAACGCACAACAAGGAAAGGCTAACACTGTACGTGAGGTAGTTTTAGGAGCAGGAGCAAAACCAAGAGCCACTACCGATGAGAGTTTTGACTACTTGCAAAAGCACAATCCTGCAAAGCTCCGCCAGCTTAGGGACGAACAGCCCGAAGAGTATGCCCGCTTAGCCAAAGAGTATGCTAAGGGTGTACGCTACACCAAATAGTAATTTAATAACCCTTTAAAAACAAATTAAAAAGTATGAGATTATCATTAAAAGCATTATTTATTAATGCATTATTGGCACTTATTGCCTCAATCTTTATTGCGCCAATCGTAGGCGCTTCAGTACCCATAGTAGCAACAACTATTGTAGCAACTTCTACTATAGCTCAATATGTTGCCCCCTCCATTTTCAAAGGAGTAGCTATGGCAGGGCTACAGACGGAAGTATGGGTAGCAGGGATAAAAGAAAACCCTATTCCAGATAATTCGTTTGTCTTTCAAAGTGTAGACTTGTCGCAATATGTAGAGCATAACAAGTTACACCTTGCCGAAGCAGGAGTGGAACCTGCGGTACACGAAGACTATTTTGCTACAGTTAATAACCCCCTACCTATTACTGATATTGCCGATATAGGCAATGAAGTAGTACTACATACCTATTCCACTGAGCAAACACGCCACAGAGATTTACAAGAGATTGAACTTTCCTATGACAGACGCTCTAGCGTAATAAAACGCCACCGTATTTCTTTAGCTAAGAATATGGGCAAACGTGCTGCCTACGCTTGGGCACCCAAACAAGACGACGCTTGGAATAAGGTATTGAACCTTTCAAGCTCTGACTCTGTTATTGACGCTATCATAGACCTCAAACAGTTTATGGAGGAGAATGATATCCTTGAAGGGGTTAATATATGCTTCACTCCTGGACACTTTGCCCGTATTCGTAAAGAGGACAAACGTCTTTATAAGGACATCCTTAACGAAAAACAGATGTATGGTATTAAGGTATTTCAATACAGCCAAAACCCTCTTTACACTTCTGCGGGTGTTAAAAAACCGTTTGGTGCAACCAAAGATAACACTGACAAGCGTGCTTCCTTTATGTGGGTGACAGACGAGGTGTTTCGCTGCTTTGGTGATGTAGAGATGTATGCTACCCTACGTGATTCAGGACTACAAGCTGATACTCTTTCTTTTGCACAGCGTGCCTTAGTAGGGGTAATTCGTGCTAGAACACCTAAATACTTAGGAGCTATATTGTAGGAATATAGTAGGGTGAGAGGACGAGTTCAATGGTATCCACAACTCACCCTACTCCTATTTAACTTTAAAATAAATTCAAAATGACATTAGAAGGAATAGCAAAAAAATATTTCAAGGAGAACAAAGAGACAAAAGAGCTCTTTGCTACTTCCGATAACTTTCTATTTTTACTAAAGAAAGATGCACAGAATCACGCACAAACCTTAGAGGATAGCACTGTAAAGTGCTATAATTCTTCCGAATTATTGGACGAATCAGATGATGAGCAAACGGGAGACGTAGATCCTACAAGTCCTTATTTTTTACAATTAGATAAAAAGAAGTTGGAAAAAGCTATCGACTCCATAGAGGATATAGGGCTATTAGAAGCCCTTATCCTACAAGAAGAAAACGAACAAAACCGAACAGAAGTACTATCCCTCCTTGCGGGTAGAATAGAAATCATTAAAAATCAAGCATAATGGCATTACCTAAAGTATTATTTAATATCGCCAAAGACGGATTAGGCAGGACAACGGCTATCCAAAAGACTACAGGACTCATTGCAACGGGAGTTACAGTGAGTGGCAAAGTAGAGCTGGGCAAGTCATACCAAATCTTCTCGCTTAAAGAAGCTGTAGCTTTGGGTATATCAGAAACTCAAAACCCCTTTGCTTACAAGCATATCAAAGCTTTCTATAACCAAGCTCCAACGGGTACTCCTTTATGGGTAATGCTCGTATCGGATGCCACTACTATGACGGCAATGCTTGACAAAGATAGTGTCTTTGCTCCAACTCTCATAGCTGATGCCAGAGGAGCTATCCGTGTACTGGGTGTGGTGAAAAAAGCTACAGGTAGTGAAACCATTACTGCGGGTTTAGATGCCGATGTACAAACAGCTGTAGTGAAAGGGCAAGCCCTTGCAGAGCATTTTGAAAAGAAATATATGCCCTTTAGGGTAGTGGTTTCGGGCAACCGTTGGAACGGACAAGTAGCTGACCTTACTAACTTTTCCGAAAGCGAACTCAACAAAGTAGCTTGCTTTATCGCCAATGATGACAAAGAGAAAGATGCAGCTATAGGACTTTTTTTAGGTAAAATCACAAAAATACCCGTACAGCGCAAAATTCACCGTGTGAAAGATGGCAATGTATTGCCCTTAGTAGCTTACTTTACCGACGGCACAACTATAGACAGCAAATCTGACCAATGGGATGCAATAGACGATAAAGGATATATCTTTTTCCGCACTTTCGTAGGTCGCTCTGGTTATTATTTTTCGGGCGATAATACGCTAACTAAGACCACTGACGACTTTAAGAGCCTTAGCAACGGCTTGGTAATGGACAAAGCAATGCTCCTAAGTTATGGGGTATTGGTAGAGGAACTCAGCGATGCATTGTCCGTGACTGCGCATGTTCGAGCCCGCCCAGAGGACAATGCCGACCGCCTCGGGATAACGTCCCTCGTCGCTGATGTACTGCTCGATGAGCGCATCGCCGAGCTGTTTCCCATACTCCCATGCGGCAGGAGTTGGCATACAGCGCGGGTCAAGGCCATAGAAATTCCGTCCCGTCGGCAGCACATCCACACCGTTTGTCGTCGGCGCACCCGCAGGGCTTGGCTCGATGTATCTACCCGTGAGTGCCCGCAGCGTCT